TGGCCGTTTCCTCCGCCGTGCCGATGCTCGTGATATGACCATCGCCGTCCCGGGCCAGGATGACCGCCCTGTTCCGCCGGATGGGCTGAGGGCGGAACACGGTTTTCCCGTCCGGCCCGGTCCTGGGCACCGGCTTGACATACACTTCGCCGCCTACCAGCATCCACTGCATGATATCGCTTTTTGCCAGGTCCAGCAAAGACAGGTTGGCGTCCATCCATGCGCCCTTGGACGTTTTCTCTTTGTCCAGGATATCCGATTTGTACTCAGCGAAAACGCCCTTGTCCAGCTTATGCACGATGGTATATGCAAGGCGCGTGCACGGGTCTTTTTTATCTCCGGCTTCCTGACGAAAATATGTTCCGAACCACTCCTTGATGGCCGCGTTCATGGCGGACGTGGTGACGTCCGGCGAACCGAAGCCCTGCGCCGTATTTACGACGCTGTTATCCGCCAGCGCCTTCAGCGCTCCGATCAGCATATGCACCGCCTCCCTCTACATTGATCTCAACATGCATGCCGTGCCGGAGGGCATGCTCCAGGCCGTCCGTATACGCCCGCAGCGTCCGGTATTCCCGCCGCAGCTCCTCAGCCTGGCTGCGCAGCCGTCTGTTTTCTTCCAGGATCGTCTGCACGGCCCAGTTGGGCAGATACCTGCCCACGAGCCAGTCACGCAGCCGCCCCATCACGCGCCCCTCCGTGTCCAGATGCGGTTGGTGCCGTACCGCACGCCGTCGATGTGGTGGTTGTCCGCGTCCACGTATCCGGGTATGACCTCGCCATCCTTCGCCACCGCGTATTCGTATTCGCTGAACTCTTTTGCCGTATCCGGGCAGCGCACAGGGTCGATGACGATAGCGGAAAGTCCCTGCAGCCACTTCATGGACTGATTCACGCTGCCGGGTCCTTTATTGGCTTCAAAGCACCGGATGCCGCAGTCGCGGTAGTCCGCACAGCTCTTTTTCTCCGCAGAATCGGCGATAACGTCCTCACCTTCGGGGATACGGGACAGGACCAGGCGCGCGGTCTCAAAGTTGTTGAGCTTGCGCCGGGTGAGTTCGTCGAAGATGTACAGCGTGCGCCGGGCGGCGTCGTAGGACATGCGATTGAATGCCCACGGGTCCGGGTACCAGCCCCAGTCCACGCCCGAGGTAATTTCTCCGAAAGAGTTGATCTGTGCCTTCGTGATGGGCTCCAGCCGGATGTTGTCGAAAACCTGCGTACCGTTGCCAACGGCCTCGCCAAGATACTCATGCCGGTAAGAGGTGGGCTTCGTTTCCTTCAAAAATTCCGCGTCATCGAAAAATCTTTGGCCCAGCCAGTCCCGTGGTGTGGTAAGATAGGTACTGTGGTGTACGATCTTGCCCGGCTCCGTTTCCCGCGCATACCGGTTTGCCCAGTTGCGCGCCGCGGCCGGAGGGTTGAACGACAGGAACGTCATGGCGAACTCGCCGCCGCGCAGCGTGGACTGCTTGACGTTACGGATCTCCGCCTCACCGGAAAACTGGTCGGCCTCCTCAAACCAGTCGATGCCGATGTATCCAAACGGCAGTTTGATGGATTTGAGCTTTTCCGGCTTGTCCAGGCCGAAGAAAAGGATCTTCTGGCCTGTGGGAAGATATGTGATCTCCATGGGCGACACCGTGCACCGGAACATGTCCTGAAGGCCCAGCGCGCCGATGGCCCACTGGATCTGCGCGTACACGCTGTTGCGCAGCGTATTGGCTATTTTCCGCAGCACCACCGCGTGGCACTGCGGATGCTGCAGAAGGAGAATGACGAGAGCGATGCCGACAAAAGAGGATTTGGTGGACCCGCGCCCACCCTTGCACACCACCGTATGCGGGTGCTCGTGCAGAATCTGCCACAACAAATCTCTGAATGCAGGGGATATTCTTTCATTTACGAGGAGCTTCGACAATGATCTGCACCCCCTCGCCGACGTCCCGATTTTCCTTCGACAGCTCATTCCACAGCCGGATGGCCTCCAGGTCCCCAGCCTGCGCCTTCTTCATCAGCGCCGCGTGGATCACTGCCGCTTCGTCCGTGCTGTATTTTTCTATGAGCTTGTTCAGCAGCGCGAGGTAGTCACATTTTTGTACTTTTCCAAACTTCCCGCGCAGCTCTTTTAAATCCTTTAAAATATTGAAATCCTTCTGCTGCTTTGCCCGTCCAATGGCCTCCAAAAGGCCGGCGATACTCTCTGTTTTCGTCCGCATGTGTATCTGTTCCTTTCCGGTGCCGCGCGCAGCGCCCCAAATTTGGCCTGTAAGACAAAAAATGCCCCAGACGGACAGTTTGCCGCCCTGGGCTTTTGCAACGTTTTGCAAAGGCTTACAGCCGATTGTAGAGGGTATCGCGTCTCCTTGCGGGAATAGAGGGTGGATTTTCAGCGGACATGCTTCGCCATCCGGCCGTTTCCGCCCGGTTTTCATCTCTCTATGCCCGCCGGTCACGCTCCGGAGGACGTATCAACCCCGGTTTGCTCACGGTTTCCCTGTATGGTTTTGCAAAGCCTGAAATACGTCTTTGCAAAAAACTTTATTTCCGTTTCAACGGCCGCTGCTTTTCCGCACGCAGCGGGGAAACGGGCAGACGGGGCGGCCGCTCTCCCACATTGCCCAGATGCATTTTTTACACAGCTCCGGCGGCTCTTTCAGCTTCGCACCGGAGAGCTTCCGCGCCAGTTCGCGCCGCGGGTCCTTCCGCTTCACTGCGCATCACCGTCCACAGGGACGACGCCGAACCGCACCCGCCGAACAACGCCGCCCAGCTCCGCCGTCACATACGCCCGGCGCTGCCGCCGCTCCATCCGCACCGGGCAGCCTGCAAACGCCGCCAAAGGCCCGTCCAGCACGTGCCACGTACCGTCTGTGTGAAACAGCACCCGGCTGGGCTCCAGCGTCTCGTCACTGTCCAGCCGCCACCGCAGCGCCTCCCGTGTGTCCAGCGCCTGCGGCTCTCCGTGCTCCAGTCCCAGCCACCGGATGACACCGGAGACGGGGGAAACGAGATGGAAAAGCGCCGCCGTGTATTCCGCGCCTACGAACACATATCCCGGCAGCAGCAGTCGCTCCTCGGTCTGCCACTGACCCCGCCGCCGGATATCCATCCGCTGGGCCGGGGCGCGAGCCTGTACGCCTTTGCGCCGCAGTGCCGTGCATACATCCCGTTCGCTGCCGGTCATGACCTGCAGCACATACCAGTCCATCAGCGCCGCGCCTCCTTTGTCCGCCGGTCCAGAATCTGGACCAGTTGGCGGTAAAGGTCCGGATGCTCTGCGCCCAGGGCCGAGAAGAACTCCGCCTTCAGCTCATCGGCAGCCGCCGCCACGTCCTCCTTGTTCTGTACATCGATCCGCTGCTTATACGCCACGGCTTTCGTCATGGCGTTGGCTTCTCTCAGCAGCTTATCCAGCGCAACGTCCGTCCACTCTTCGTCCGGTTTGTTGATGATCGCCTGCACGATCTTCTGGCCGGCGATGCGGTTGATGATCTCCACGGCGTCCACCTCGGGCACTTTCGCAGCCGTCTCCATCATGGCCTTTATACTTTCCTGGGATACTGCCAGCGCCTCCAAACTGTCCATGAGGTTGCGGGCATAGTTCCCGATGGCCGACTTGCTGATCTGTACGTCAAGGCTGGCGAGGTACTCCCGGATGTCGTTGTATGTGAAGTCTGCCGGGTCCTGTACCATGGCGTCCACTGTGCTGCGGACCTCCGGCGGCAGTTGGCTGATCTTGCTGCGGCTCCTGTTTTTTCGCCGTCCCATCCGCAAGCCCTCCTACATATCCACCAGCGGGTCTTTCTTCACGCAGCGCTGCAGCTGGATGCCGCGCGGCGTCAGCTTGACCTCCAGGTCCTCCAGCTCCGCGTCCGAAACGCTGGACGGGGCTTTGTCCTCGATGCAGCGCACTTGCAGGTATCCGCTGTCCGCCAGGTAGTTGATGCTGCTGCACAGCGCCATCCGGTCCATGCCGCCCGCCAGCGCCAGCAGCAGGCTCTTCAGCTTTAAAAATTTGAAATCGCAGCCCGCGATGGCCAGCGTGCGCATCACAGTCCCGTTGTTGGCTGCAAGCTCGCCGGCCTGCATCTTCCGGCGCAGTTCATTTTCATCCATCTCAGTTGCCTCCCTGCTTCATCATGAACTCCATCAGACGGTCCAGCTTGTTCTCAAGCTTCAGCTGGTGCGAAACAAATTCCTCGCGCCGGATGCAATTTTCCTTGATGTCTTTCACATCGTCGCTCATCTGCCGGATCTCCGTGCGCATCTCTGTGCGCATTTCCTTCATTTCACGGCGCAGCGCTTCAACATCTTTTTGGTGTGCCGTGCGCAGCCGTTCCAGATCCTTCTGGTGATCGTCGCGCGGTGTGTAATTTTCCCGCACCTGCTTGATGTCCGCCCGGTTCTCATCCAGCTGCCGGAACACCGAGCGCCCGAACAGAAATCCTACCAGCCCCACCACCGTTGTCACGATGATCGTTATGAGCCACCATGTCCCGGCGTCGAACGTCATTGCGGTTTCCTCCGTAAATACAAAAAAAGATAAGGTACGATGCCCTCGTTGTGAGTTCATCATACCTTATCTTTTATAGACTGTTCAGGTGAACTATTTCTCCCAATTTTCTGCGGGAGGTCGTCAAATGTCAGCTGCCCATCCGGTGGTGCCCGGCGGATCTCCGCCGCCTTATCCTTGACGATTTGCCGTACATATGCGTCGCTCAGCTTCCACTTGCGCGCCAGCTCATAGGTGTTGTATCCGTTGTACTCCCGGCGGATCAGCACATCCCGCACAGGGATCACTACCTTATCCGGCTGTGGGATATACATTTTTCCGGTACCGCCATAACGTTCCAGCAGCCGCCGGAAAGCTTCCATTCCAATGCACTCCGCCAGCTCACGCGCCTCACCTTGCAAGTCATCCAGCTCCAGCAGTTCCAGCAGCTCAACATTCATGCTGCACCACCTCTGCATCCCGGCGGTATCGGTCGCTGTGCAGGTATTCCAGCTCCTTGCGCTCGGTCAGCTTCTTGAGGCCTTCGATCAGGGCGTTGCCTTGGGAAAATGTTAAAAAGCGGAACGGCTGGGTGGGGAAGGCTGTCACGCCGAACTGCCGGCTGATCAGCCCACACAGCCTGTCCCGCAGCTGTACGCCCTCCGGCGCGGGATCATATTTTTCCAATTGATACATCAAGTACCAGACCTTTTTCTGCTGTCCCTCGCTCAACCCGCCCGGCAGTGCCTCGTACTTCCGTGCCCGCTTTTTCTGCGGTGCGGCCGCGGGGGCGCTGCGCCGCCGCAGCTCCGCCAGCACCGCCTGCGCTTCGGCCGGGGTCAATGCAGTGATACTTTCTTTGCCGGTCAGGCCCTGTACCAGCGCGTGCAGCGCGTCCGCATGGCCTCCGCCACGTTCCACCATCCCCAGCTTTGCACCCAGGGCATAGATGCTTTTTACCGTTCCCTTGCTTACATCCAGCGCACCCATCCCGGCCGCCTCCTTCCTTGTTACTCTTCCGGCACGGCGTCGTCCGTGTCGTAGAAAAATTCATCTGTGGTTTTCAGGTACGCCCCTACGGCCTCCAGAACTTCCTCCGGCTGCTGCTTCAGCGCCTCTTTGTCCAGCTTCTGCTCTGTTTTTACAAGCTCCCTGCGGCCCATGGCCAGCAGCGTGGCGATGGCCTGCGGGACCTTCGCATTCGCCAAAATCAACCGCGTGGACTGCCGAAATCCTACACGCCCAAACGTCAGCTGGCGGCTTTTCCCGGCCATATCTTCCCGGTGTGCCTCCACATACTCCTGAACGTCCGTTTCCAGCTGTTTGACACGCTTCTGCAAAGGCTCCGCGCTTTTGGTGTATTCAGCCTTCACGGCGTCGATCCGCCGCGACATGTCCACGCCCATCTCCGTCAGCGCATGCTCGTACTCGTGGATGCTGCGCAGTGCGTCGTTCACTTCCGACCAATCCTTCAGCACAGGCTCCCGGTGTAGCTTTTTTCTTGCCATATGTATCCACATCCCTTCAAAAATTTCCGCCCTCTGCATTTTCCGGGCTTGGGACCGGCCCCGGCCCGAAAGGACAGGGGGCTGCATTACGGCCGGGGCACAGCCCCGGATGCGGCATTTTTCGTTTTACTTTGGCCTCTTCCACTGGTGCGTACTTTTTGCCGCACGACCGCCGCCGTACCAAAGCGCCCACGAGAATGTATGCCCTTTACCGTCCCCGCAGGCCGCCTCACGCATGGCTGCCGCCTCCCGAATGTACCATCCGGCGCGCCTGCGAATAGTACGGTTCTTTCGGGACCCAGTTCACGCCGTACAGTGCATAGAAGGCGTCGTTGCTCATCTGGAACCACTTGATGGCCGTTTCCAGCGGGTCCAGGCGACGCTGCACACGCCCCTCGCTGTCCAGTATGTACAGTGTGCCGCCCACCAGACGGGCAGTGCAGGGCAGATATTTTGTCATGTCTATTTGTTCCATGGTATAGAACACTCCTTTCACAGCTTCATGAGCCTGTTCCATTTCTTATCCAGCGTCTGCGCTTCCTCAAGGATGGCAGACGCATGGTCAAGCACATCTGCCGGGACGTCCAGGATGGACTTGCCTTCGTATGGCGTCAGCAGCTCCGCCGCCTGTTGCCGAAGTCGTGCGGACTCCTCATTCAATCGGTCGGCTTCATCCAGCTTCTTTTGTTCACGCTGATATTCTAAATCGTTCAAAGCGATGGAGATGATAGTATCCAGCCGGTACAAACCACGATTGCGCAGCCGGTCGATAATCCACAGTAGCTCCGCCTTGGTACAATCTTTCAACGTCATCAGGAATCCTCCTCCACCGTGTATACTTGGCAGAAGCAGCGGGGCAGGCCCTCATACACGAGCTTTCCTTTGGCCTCGCAGAAATAGAGGTCTCCATCTCGGCCATGAAAGACACGGGAATGTGCGCAGTATCTGCATCTTCGGTTGCGGCGCAGGCTGCGCCATTGATGAATGGTCAATCCTATCACGCTCCTAAAAAAAACAGAGTTGAAACGGCCGCCGGGCCGTGGTATCCTGTACATGTGGTACGGTAAGCCATGCCGTGCCATATTCCTTTAAAGACCCCCGCCCGGTTTTCTC